AGCCATCGAAGCAGGTAGCATAGTACTTGATTCTGCTCGCGGTATCGCCCTTAGCAACATACAGCAGCCTATCGAATTAGATATTAGCTTGGTTCGTATTTACATGACCTCCGCCAGCGGCGAAGAGTTCTACAAAGCTGATGAATCTTTGGTCGGAGTGACTACGCGCACAATTACCTCAGCCGAACTAACTGTGCCGCTTCGACACTATTTGATGACACCGCCACCTGCTGGCGACCTACTCGAATCGTATAACGGGGCGCTGTACATCGCTTCGGGGCCTTATCTATATTTCACGCTCCCGCACGCGTACGGCATGTGCCGACCGTACAAGGACTTCTTCCAGTTCTCCAAGGACATCGATATGCTCGGTGCCGTTGAGGATGGGTTGTTTGTCTCGGCTGACAAGATATACTTCATACCGTTCTCTAAGACCATAGAGGCTAGCCCAATAGCCAAGGCTCCATACAAAGCTATTAAGGGCACCATGGTTAAATCCAATGCGACTGCTTTGGGACTGGAAGGCGATGAAGAAGTTATTGTGTGCTACACAGAACAAGGTGTGTGCGTAGGGACGAATGGTGGCGGGTTTACCAATTTGACCTATGAGAAGTATGCTCCGCAGGAAACCGGCTCAGCCGGGTCTGCGATGTTACGGGAAGCAGACGGTATATCGCAATATGTCGGCCTGGTCAAAAAGGGCGGAAATAATGGTAGACTGTACGCTTCTGATATAGCTGTTGCGGAAGTTGTTCGAAACGGTGTGATTATTGATTAGTGCTATTAACGCACATGGAGGATTACCATGGAAGAGAATTTAAGTAAATTTGCACGTGAGTTCCGCAACAACCAGTACGACATTTCTGACGACGGTCGAATCTACATGCCCAAGTCTAAAATCTTTCTGGGCGGTGTGTTTACTCATGACGTTCTTCGAGACGGCTCGTTGCTTGGCGAACAGAGTGACCATAACATTGTGGTCAACGAAGGCCTCGACCATATCCTGAGTGCGGTGTTCAACGCCGGTACCCAGATTACGGCGTGGTTCGTCGGTATCTACGAAGGCAACTACACCCCTGTAGCGACCGACACTGCTGCGAATATCGCTGCCAACGCTACTGAGTCTACTGCCTATGATGAGACAGTTCGCCCGGCATGGGTTGAAGCGGCTCCGTCGAGTCAGCAGATTACTAACAGCGCCAGTAAGGCTACGTTCACCATGAACGCAACCAAGACTATCTACGGTGCTTTCCTTGCGTCCTCAAGCACGAAGGGTGGTACAGCAGGTACGTTGATGTCAGCCAGTAAGTTTGCTGCCTCGCGTGACGTTGTTGCTGTCGACCAGTTGCTGATGACCTACACAATTTCTGCAGCTGATGCCTAAGAAATTATGCCAGTCCATAAGGAGCTACTCGGTGATAAGCTGAGAGCAGCTAAATGGCTCCCTCACGCAATGGTTCGCCTGCGAGCTATGCGTCAATGGCGTACGATGACTATGACATACGCTCCTACCCACGGCGTGCTTGTAAATATAAGCAGCACGTCCGGGGGTAACGAGCGTATTGTTATTCGTGCTGAACTAGCTGTACCTGGATATGAGTTCTTCACCTACATCAAAGATGTTGGTAACTACCGAACCGCACATCAGTTCTCCCCTAAGTCTTCGAAAGTAAGTAGCACACAATTAGATGAGTCGCGCATACTAACCAACTATGATGTAGCTGGCCCCGACCCTGACCTTGGCGGTGTGTGCAACAACCCATGGTATCGTGGTAAGAAGGTTGTGACCGGTGGGTTGCAACGACGGTACGTGAGTACGTTCAATACAGATGCCGCAGACCCTTTAGACCTACCGCCCGAAGTTACTAACTTCTCAGCTGACACTCGTGTCAGTGGGCCTGCTGGCATGCTGATTAACGCCGCTGCAATCAACAACGGCATACTGGTTGGCGTAGACTCCAACGGCGTAGTGTACGCAGCAGAATCCATATCTGACACAGCTGACTTCATAACAGACGAACCGGTGTACCCGTCATGGGTCGACAAGGTTGGTGCTGACATGGAGTGGACTTCGTACTGGCGCTTTAACCATGACGGAACTAAAGCTGTAACCCTGATGTTTGATGAGAACGGTGACCCGCCCGGCAGCTTCGATTTCGGGGCAGTGATAGAACTGTCCATAACCGCTGACCGTGACGTGGACGGTAACGTTACGCTGGCCGTTGAGGTTGATGAGTACCCTCTCGAGCGCGGTAAAGAGGTGTTCGCTGTTGATTACTACAACGACGAGGTGACCATAGCCGCTTTGCATGCCACCGGTGACGAGACCAACTTCAATGAGTTTCTGGTCATGGAGACGCTTGAGGGCGAGGAGTTATTCTTCGAACCGACTTGGGTCTGGTGGGATAACTACAGGTACACGTTCCTAATATCGTACCTAGATATAAGCCGACTTGCTGTGGTAGGCACAGGCGTGATGAAAGGTGACGAGCCGGTGGAAGACACTGACCTGCTCCAGTACCTATCTGCTAAAGCCAGAACCAAGAACAAATTCAAAATAGTCGAGACCGGACTATCACCAGAGGATGTCCCCGGCTTCGACGCGGCGGTAACACCACAGACGTTCCCTCAGTACGCGCATACAGTGACGGGTGATGTGTACCCGATGATTGGTCACGCCAACAACAGATACCTAGCCACGACTAACCGAGCCGTGGCCGTAACTAGCGACGGTAAAGGCTGGGGGAGCTGGCTGGATGTGGACGCAGGTACGCACACTCCCGGTGGATACCCAGTAACTCTGCCGGATTTAGAGCTAGATTTTGTTATACTGACCCCTGAGCTGGAGACGACACACAGAGAACTGTACGATAATCTGCGGGCGAAGCAGTTAGCTGCTGGAACGCCTGACCCATTGCCAGAGCTGCCAGCGCTTATACAAGATACTGGCCAACCGATTAACGCAGTCCCCATGCTGAACGCAGCCTGGTATCCGAGGAGATAGATTATGTCTTTGAATCTTGATAATGGTTACGCTACTGGTTCCTTCATTGGGGTTAGTGAAGTGTATGACCAAGCTGGCAGTGGTGGGGGTACCAGCTTCGGTGCGCCCTCCACTGAGTTCTCTAACCCTACATCAGCGTTTGTACCAAAGACACTCGACGTAATTGTGAAAGATGGCCTATTAATGAGCAACGGCGATGACAAGGATAGCGGCGCTCAGGCTGGCGACTATGTAGATAATCGTGGGTCTGGTACAGCATGGGATAATATCAGCGCAGTTTTTTCATCTGACGACGTATACGCGACAGTAGAGCTTGGCGCGGATGGCGTATCGAAAGAATTATTCTTACAAGGCTTTAATCTTAACTTGCCATTAGATGCTGAGCTACTTGGTGTTCAGATAGAAGTTGAGCGGTCTCTTATACGTGGCGAAATAATTAGTGATATTGGTAGCGTGGCCTATTGCGCTTTCGCTGCCAGTTGGAATATATCTACTGCTACGCTTAGTGGGGACACACTGTCCCCAAGCGAACCAAATACGCCAACCGCATTTACTATATCCGCAGACGGTACAAAAGTTTATGTGGTGGATTCTGCTGGAACAGAGTCTGTGTATATGTATGACTTGTCTACTGCGTGGGATTTATCGACAGCATCGTACAGTGGCGATTCTTATTCTTTAGCTGGCGTATCAGATTTGTCATACGGAATATCGTTCAGTCCAGCAGGGACAGATATGTTTGTGCTAGATGCTTCTGATAAAACGGTACACCAGTACGTACTATCTACTGCGTGGGATATAACTACAGCTAGTTATACATCTAAGCTCTTCGTGTTTACTGGTGGTGGTTTGGCGAAAGAGGTTTACATTAGAGCAGACGGCATAAAAATGTACGAAGTAGATTCTACTTTCGATACGGTGTACCAATTAACCTTATCAACACCGTGGGACGTTTCTACAGCTACTTATGATTTAGTCGAGTTCGATTTCAGTGTCGAAGAGGGCAATCCTGCCAGCGTATTCTTTAAGCCAGATGGCACTGTAATGTATATGACAGGCACCTCGACAGATTCTCTCTACGAGTACTCTTTGACTGTACCTTGGGATGTATCCACGGCCGTATATGGGGGGCGCTTCCTGTACACTAAACTCATAGATTCCTCGATGCGGGGTATAAGGTTAAATGAGGATGGTACAAAACTATACATGCTTGGGCAGTCTACTGATACTGTGTATCAGTTCGATGTAGGGTAATCACATGAGCAAAACATACGACGAAGGTTACATAAATGCAGATGAGGCTATCTGGGTATGTACTGTCGACTCCGCAGCTGAGACTCATAGTGACTACACCCTGACCGAAGCATATTCTACGTTCGGCGGCTCTGAAGATTTAATCAAGACCGACATGACTGTTGAAGAGCTTAATTCGCCCGAGTTCGGTGTGACGTTCAAGGCAACTGCTGGAGCGGGGGGCGCTGTCGTTCGCGTCGATGCTATCAAAGTTCGTGTGTTCTATCGCCAGCCACTGGGGGCAACAGCTAAAGAAGCTCGCCGCCCTACTGAGCTAGCGAGTGTAGCTGTACTGGGTGACCGGTTCGTAGTTGTTGGCGCTAACGGTCGGGTACTGTCCAGTGACGACAGCGGTCAGAACTGGGATGAAAGGGATAGCGGGGCGCTGGATGATTGATGGCAAGTGCGGCAGATAGATGGTCTGCTGTATGCCGTTGATGATAACGGCACACTACTGACTAGCACTGATGGCGCTACATGGTTGCGTCGTGATACCGGAACAGATTTACCCCTACGCTGTATTACAGCGAACTCGCTCAATGTAGTTATCTCAGGAAGGTAAGGGATTGCCCTTACCAGTAACGACCAACAAAGCTGGAGACAGGTATGACAGATTGGTATGACAGTAGATCGGAAGAGCGTCGTGTAGGGAAAGAGTGTAGATCTCGGAGGTCGACGAAGCATTAAAAAAAAAAAAAATTACAGAAGAAAGTACAGGTAACGATGACAGTGTACACCAGCGAGAGCATAGACAACAAAAGAGCAAGGAACGCACGATCTGGATCATACGCGACAAACGCATCAAACTAGTACGCTAGCTAGTAGTGCCTATTAACGTCCG